GTCTTGGCAAACTTCAAGGTCATATTAATACCACCGCGCCATTGATCAAAAAACTTTGACAAATAGGCAACAGGAGTATTAAATCTGACAACATCAGTACCAATAGTATCAGTGGTATAATATATACCCGGAGAAACTCTGAATGATAGGACTGTATGGTCTTTAGCATCCGAAGTAGTCCAGGTTTCAGCAAAGAAATAAGCTGGAATAGACTTTATATAATCTATAGCCATCTCATCTACATTTGTACCACCAAAACCCACAGGAGTCGATACATGATTGACACTCCACAAACTGAGTGGCATACATGTATTCATAGCATCTCCGCAGGCACTATAAGGCTGAAAATGGGTGCAAACACGTGTAACTGGGCTAACGTCAGTAGGGGCAGACCATCCCCAAACATTAGCTGCATCAGCCAACACATCTGCAGTCCAGGAAACAGGCTTAGCAACAGCACTTAACAACGGTATTTTAGCGAGAAAGCCAAATGATTTGGCAATCTTCTTAATTGTAGAAGTAACGGGACCTCTACCAACCGCTTTTTGCTCAGCGGATATTGTGTCCCCCATCTGAGGAATACAAACACCTTCAAGCTGAACATCCTCAAAATGACACCAGAGGGTATAAGTAGCTGTAGTAGAACCAGCAACACTCACAATAGGAATATAAGGTCTAATGAACACCATACCACTACTTGCAAGGGTATAATGCCCTGTGTAAGCAAGTGGATAACCATCATAAATGGTAGTGTAAGGAACCTTAAGCGTAACCTGTGTTTGAGTTGCTATATCAAGTTCAACATGAGGAAGTTGGGTAACTTGCGTAAGACCATACCTATGCATGTTAATCCAGTCATTCTCTTGTGATCCCCCAGTGGGCAACCACGCAAGAATATATCTCCCTTGCTGAAATCTGTTTCCATTGACTTGAAGAGTCATGACAGCAGTAGCTCTGATAAGGTACTTACCATCTAGCTTATTACTATAATACGTACTATTCAAATGAGCATAGAACGGATCGTAATTACTAAAAGTAGTGCCAGTATCAGTGCTAGAAAGTACACCAGAAACCATGACTTGGGGTCGTCCAAGAAACGCTTCTAGAGCACTATGGACTCCTACATTAGCAGCATCATAAACAGAACTATGCATAGCCTGTCCACCATTGATAACTGTAATGGAAGAGTCAGAATCCACAACATTCGTCCCTGTATCTCCAAAAGTTGATACAGG